AACTTTCAATGGACAGGCCGATTTTGGCCGCCGCGTTACCTGCATCATCAGCAGAAATGGTGATCTTGCTTACCGCACATACCTTCAAATTACTCTTCCTGAGATCAACCAATATATGGGAAACACTTCTTCCTTGAGCATTGGCGGCCTTTCGACCGTTTATGCCCGTTGGTTGGATTACCCCGGTGAGCAACTTATTGCTCAAGTTGAGGTTGAGATTGGTGGCCAACGCATTGACCGCCAATACGGTGACTGGATGCACATCTGGAACCAGCTCACAATGACCTCCGAGCAACAACGCGGATACTTCAAGATGATTGGTAACACCACCCAACTTACCTTCATCACTGATCCTTCCTTCTCGGATGTTGACGGACCTTGCGACTCCTTGGCTCCTCGTCAAGTTTGCGCTCCCCGCAATGCCCTTCCTGAGACCACTCTTTATGTTCCCCTTCAATTCTGGTTCTGCACCAACCCCGGCCTTGCCCTTCCTTTGATTGCCCTCCAATACCACGAGGTCAAGATCAACCTCGATCTTCGTCCTATTGATGAGTGCTTGTGGGCTGTCACCTCGTTGAGCTGCAACACTGCTGGCACCAACGCCAACGCTACCCAGCTTTCTCCTGGCTCCACTGTCAGCGCCACCATTGCCTACAACCAATCGCTTGTCGCTGCCTCCCTCTATGTTGACTATGTCTTCCTTGACACTGACGAGCGCCGCCGCTTCGCCCAGAACCCTCACGAGTACCTCATTACCCAGCTCCAATTCACTGGTGATGAGTCTGTTGGTTCCTCCTCCAACAAGATCAAGCTCAACTTCAACCACCCCGTGAAGGAGCTTATCTGGGTTGTCCAACCTGACCAGAATGTGGATTACTGTTCGTCCCTTCTTTGCGACGCCCTCCTTTTCAAGGTGCTTGGTGCCCAACCCTTCAACTACACTGATGCCATCGACGCTCTTCCCAACGCCATCCACGCCTTCGGTGGACCTGCGGAAGTAACTGCCGGAAACTACATTGATGCCCGTGGTCTTTTCGAGGACGCTGGTGCTGATGATGCCTATGTTCCCGCTGGATTCACAGGATACTGGCACGGACCCAATGATATGTACAATGAGACCAATATGGGTGGCCTCAATGTTGGCCTCAACCCAGCTTGGACTCAAGCCCAGCTTGCTGCCGTCGGTGTCACCACTACTGCCGAATTGACTGGTGGTGGAAACCTTGTCAACAACTACGGCAATCCTTACACTGTTACCCACGCTGGTCACGGTGTTCTTGGAGGCACTAATGGCGGTGGCCCTGGTGGAGTTGGCTCCTCTGTGTCCGATGCCGGCACCTTCGTGCTTTCCGAGACCTCCCTCGATATGCACTGTTGGGGACAAAACCCCGTCGTTGTTGCCAAGCTCCAACTCAACGGCCAAGATCGCTTCTCTGAGCGTGAAGGTTCCTACTTCTCGTGGGTCCAACCTTACCAAGCCCACACCCGCAACCCTGATGAGGGTATCAATGTTTACTCCTTTGCTCTCCGCCCTGAGGAGCACCAACCCTCGGGCACTTGCAACTTCTCGCGCATTGATAACGCCACACTTCAACTTGTGCTCTCCAACGCCACCGTTGAGGGCACCAAGACGGCCAAGGTCCGCGTCTACGCCACCAACTACAATGTGCTCAGAATTATGAGTGGAATGGGTGGTCTTGCCTACTCCAATTAAGCGAATTATCTTACGATATATCGTGTGGTTTTTATTTTCATAATATAATAATTAAAATAATATCTTTTTAATTATTAAAGCAAAAAAAACAAATAATTTCACCACAACACATGTATTGCCAAATTATTAGCTGAATACTTATTCTTCTTCCAATGTCCCCTCATTCCCCTTGACCTTGTCAAGTAATTCTTTCTTCTAGTTTTATTCTTATGTTTTGTGTAATCCTCGTATCTCATTTGACCGAAATAAACCCACTTATCTGTTGTCGGGTCTTTTATCATATACTTTTTCTCCTTGCGAGTGCTTCTGAAAATCTTACCGTTTTTCTTACCTAAATACTTGTAAGCCATTCTTTGCGCTTGAGCAGGATTCGAATACTTGTAAATTTCGTCTTTCATACTATAAATCAATATTTTTTATAATACAATTTAAAAACTTATTTGCAATACAAATAATGAGTTTGAAGAGTCTTTTGTGTTTTGGGAAACCCGTTTTTCTGATTTTTGGTGCATATGGTTGGATTGGTGGAAAGGTCTGCACTTATTTGAGAGAAAACAATATTCGATTTTACAAGGCAAATTGTCGTGCAGATGATGTTGAAGGAATTCGAAGGGAATTATCAATGCACCCCGACATTACCAATGTAATGAGTTTTATTGGAAGAACTCACGGAACATTTGAAGGACAAAAGATAACAACTATTGATTACTTGGAAAAGCCGGGAAAACTAGTAGATAATTTGAGAGATAATTTGTATTCACCACTTTCTCTCGCTATTCTATGCAAGGAAAAGGGGATTCACTTCACTTATTTGGGAACTGGATGCATTTTTGAATACGATGACTCTCATCCATTTGGCAAAGAAATCAATGGATTTACCGAATCAAGCAAACCCAATTTCTTCGGGTCTTCTTACTCCATAGTCAAAGGATACACCGACCAATTAATGCATCTTTTTGGAGATACAACATTGAATCTTCGCATAAGAATGCCTATTACTCATGAATTCAACGAGAGAAACTTTATCACCAAAATTACTACTTATAAGAAGGTGTGTTCGATACCCAATTCAATGACAGTATTAAACGAGCTTATTCCAATTATGGTAGATATGGCTTCTAAGTGGAAGACGGGTACAGTCAATTTAACTAATCCGGGGTTAATCTCTCACAATGAAATTTTGGAAATGTACAAGGATATAGTCGACCCAGATTTTAAATGGGAAAATTTCAGTGTTGCAGAGCAAAATGAAATTCTTCTCTCGAAAAGGTCGAATAACTTTTTAGAAACGGATGTATTAAAAACAATGTATCCTGAAGTAAAAAACATCCGCGAATCTGTGAAAGATATGTTGGTTTTGATGAAGGAGAATAAGAAGCTCGAGAGATAAAGCATTTCACAATTTTATATTGTGTTTGAAATATAAAATTATAGTATAAGAAAATCAGTAGAAGGAAATGAAAAACTTGTTAGTAACTGGTGGATGTGGGTTTATTGGGTCAAATTTTGTGAATTACTACTTTTACAAGAATCCTAATGTAAGAATAGTTAATTTAGATGCAATGTATTATTGTGCTAGTGCCGAAAATATTAAACCAGAAATTCGCGAGTCAGAAAGATATACTTTAGTTCAAGGCAACTTGTGTTCTATGGATTTGATGCGACATATTTTAGAGACTTACAAAATTGACACTATTATTCATTTTGCTGCGCAATCCCATGTGCAAAACTCTTTCGACGATTCTCTCCAATATACAAATGATAATGTATTGGGGACTCACACTTTGTTGGAAGCAACCAAGAAATACAGAAAAATTGCAAAGTTTATCCACATTTCTACGGATGAAGTGTATGGAGAATCTATGTTGGACGACGCCGAAGCCAAGAAAAATGAGAATTCAGTCTTATGTCCCACCAATCCTTATGCAGCAACAAAAGCCGCGGCTGAATTAATCGCAAAATCTTACTACTTTTCATTCAAAATGCCCATTATTATCACACGCGGAAATAATGTATACGGACCCAATCAATATCCCGAAAAGTTGATTCCTCGTTTTATTCAATTATTGAAAGAAGACAAAAAAGTCACTATTCAAGGTGACGGAACAAATGTACGCGCATTTTTACATGTCAACGATGTTTGCACCGCATTAGAATGCGTTTTGGAAAAAGGTGTGATTGGCGAAATTTACAACATTGGAAGTGATGACCATCACGAATACACTGTCACTGAAATAGCACACAAGTTGATTAGAGAAATAAAGCATACAGAAGATTATGACCAATGGATTTCTTATGTTGAAGATAGACCATTCAATGATAAGCGTTATTACATTAGCAACGATAAATTAAAACAATTGGGCTGGGATATTA